AACGCCGAAGTTGACGCTCCGAGTGGAGCGACGGCGGAACGAAGGTAGTCGTCCAACTTTTTGTTGGAAACTCGAATGGAGGACAAGATGGGTGATGAACTGAATTGGCTGGTGACGGTGTTGTATGACGGTCAACTCTTGAAATGTGCATTGCCGCCGGGGTGCCATTCTTCTGGAAAGGCTGCGGGACGGCATGGCTACGGAAGAGCGATCCGGCGTACCACTTGCTGGAAGGTCGCGAATACCACCAGTTTCCAGAGGCGTCCACCAGGTGAATCCTTTCCCTCCTTCCTGGCGCCGCGCCTTCACCGGTGACGAGCTTGAACGGCTCGCGATCCGTACCGTCGACGGTGGCATGTCGGACCACGAGGCGCTGAAGGCCGAAGGTCTGGTGGCACGACTCTGGCAGCAGCGGGCGGCAGACGGCAGGCCCGTGGGACCCGGCACCGATGAGGACACGCCAGCAGGAGAAGCAACGCCATGAGAGGTTGTCAGCCGTTACTGCTCGATGAGGTCATCGCGGCCATGTACGCCATGCGCGGCCGCCTGGTCCTGCGCAACCGGGCCCTCCTAATGGTCGGTTGCCTCACCGGGCTGCGCATCCATGAGCTGTTGAGCCTGGATTTCGCCGACGTCCAGAGCCCCGGAGGCGTGTTTGTCAGACAAGTGCTGGTGCAGAGACGGAACATGAAGGGGTGCTTTGCCGGCCGTGTTGTGCCGTTGCTGGAGGACACGCATCAGCCTTTGCGGCTCTGGATGGCCGAAGCCAGGAGCGAGTATGGAGCGCGGCAGGACTGGCCGCTGTTCTGTACTCGCAGCGGCTCCAGGCTGTGCCTGGCGCAGGCCGGCAGAGTGTTGCGCTGCGCCTTCGTGGCCGCAGGGCTCGGTCTGGCCTGTCCAGGCACCCACACCATGCGCAAAACCTATGTCAAGTACGTGTGGGAGCACCTGGTGAGGCGTCGTGCCGCCGGTGAGGACATAGAACCGCTGACCATGCTGCAGCAGGCCACAGGGCATCGGTCGATGAACAGCGTCACGGCCTATCTGGACACCATGGGTATGTCCGTCCTGTCGTCGATCGAGGCGGTAGGCAGACAGTTCGGGGCAGCCCTGAAACGGGGCCCCCCGTCCCCTGTATTGCCGACAGGCCCGCAAACCGGTGTTGCGGATGGCACCGAAACCGCACGCTGCGTTTAGTACCGGAAAGGACGTAACTATGAATTGGCGTCAGAGAGTGTACAACTTGACCGGTTCTGTCATTCGCAGCGCCGGGCCCCATCCGGTACTCCGAAAATCCCTCCCGGCGCCAGCGTTTTCCGTGCCCCTGCTCGCCCGTGCTGCCGGCGTGCCTGCACGAGCTATCCGCCGCGACATCCGCAGGGGCGTGCTTCGAGCGCTCAAGGTTGGGTCGAGATGGCGAGTACATGCCCGGGAGGCCGATAGGTGGGCTGCCGGCCTGGTAACGTCGGGCGCACTGGGGCAGCATGGCGATTCTGGCAGGAGCATCCATGCAGAGTAAGCGTAGCATGGTGGAGGAGATCCTGAACGCGAAGGCCGGGCTCAGACGCCACAGGCGGAATTACCCGCCCTGCTCGCGGAGCGTGCTCGAAGGCCTCACGCCTGCGACGCTGAGGATACTGCTCAACCTGCACCGGGAGGACTTGAAGGAGATTCGGGGAAGGACCGCCACATGAACTCAACACCAGCATCAGCGGCGGCGGTACGCCGTCCGGCTGAATGCACTTGTTATCGACACGATTCCGGCCTCCGAAAAAAAAACCCAAAAACGCTCAACAGCACTTGCGCCCCATAACTAGCTATGGTATTGTATTGGTGTTGGCAGGGAATAAACCCAGCCGCGAACACCAGGAGACAGACCCATGACAGAGCAAGCCCAAATCATCATCGAAGCGAAGCGCTACGAAGGCCCGGACGCGTACCTGTGGGTGCATGACAGCGGCGACGTGATCCTGTGGCCGGATGAAGAAAGCAGCGTCGACGACGACGGCGCAAATGCCGTCGAGCGGTGGCAAGTCGATGCTGACACGGTAGACGCACTGATCGACAGCGGCGAGTGCGACGAGGTAGCGTAATGCAATGCCCGAAATGCGGACACGAATGGAAGGACGATGGGCGCGCCAAGGGGGGGCGCGTCTCTCGCCGCAAGGCCGGGCCGCGTTGCCCGGTTCACGGATCTTTCCTGCGAGCAGACGGGACGTGCGGACGGTGCGAGCGGGAAGCGCGGGAAACGATAACAAAGAAAGGAGTTTTCCCCCCACAATGAAACTCACCCAGGACCATTACACCGACCTGCAGATGAAGGCCTGCGCTCTCCGGGCTAAGGGGCTGACCAAGTACCAGGCCTACAAGCAGACCTACAGCACGGGCGCCACCAAGGCCTCCACGATTCGGAGCCACGCAACGGACTTCTTCCAGAAGCCCAAGATTGCCGAACTGGTTGCGCGACTGTCAGAGAGAGGCCTGCAGGAAATCAACGTCACGCCCAACAAGGTCATCCGCGAACTGGCCGCGGTGGCGTTCGCGTCCCCGCTAGACCTGATCGAGACCGACCGGCATGGAATCCTACGACTGAAGCCCCTCGAACAGCTTACCACTGAGCAACGCCTGGCCGTCAGGAAGCTCAAGCTGCGCACCCGCACCCGGACCATCGACGATGGCACCGAGACCATTCAGGAGACCGAGATCGAACTGCACGGGAAGATCCAGGCATTGGAGCTGCTCGGTCGCAACCTCGGCATGTTCTCCCAACGCGTCACCCTCGAAGTGCCTCGGCTCGACTACCAGCCCATACCCGCGGCTGCCCCGCAGCCGGCCGCCGATGGTTCGCCGAAGAAGCGCTTGCCCAAAGGCCCCTGAACCACATGGACACGATTGCCCCGCATGCCCAGCGCGTGTATCGCGCCGAACCCACTCCCGCAGAGTTTCACCGCTCGAATGCCTTCGTACGCGGGATCATGGGCCCCATCGGCAGCGGCAAGAGTGTGGCCTGTGCCCTGGAACTCTATTTCCGGGCCTGCGGCCAGGTGGCGGACCATCAGGGCTACCGCCGAACTCGCTGGGCCGTCATCCGCAACACCTACCCCGAACTGCGTTCGACCACGATCCGCACCTGGATCGACTGGTTTCCCGAGCCCGTGTGCGTCATCACCTGGGCAGCACCCATAGAAGGCCGGCTCAAGGTCCGGCTCCCGGACGGCACCACGGTCGTTGCCGAGATCCTCTTCTTGAGCCTCGACAGCCCGCGGGACATCAAGAAACTGTTGAGTCTCGAACTCACGGGGGCCTGGGTCAACGAGGCCCGCGAGCTGCCGTACAGCGTCATCGAGACTCTGACCGGTCGCGTCGGCCGGTATCCCGCCAAGGCGATGGGGCCGCCCATCACCTACAGCGGCGTCTGGATGGACACCAACCCGCCCGATACCGATCATTGGTGGTACCGCCTGGCCGAACTGGAGCAACCCGAGGGATGGAGGTTCTGGCGCCAGCCCGGGGCGATCCTCGTCAAGGGCGACCCCCCGCACACCCATTACGAGATCAACCCGGATGCCGAGAACGTCGGCAACCAGCCCCTCGGGTTCCAGTACTGGCTGCGGCAGATTGCGGGCAAGACTCAGGAGTGGATCCGGGTCTACCTTCTCGCGCAGTACGGCGCCACCTTCGACGGCCGGCCGGTCTACGGCTCGGCGTGGCAGGAGCACGTCCACGTATCCACGGTGCATCTGGCCGTCTACCATGGGCTACCGCTGGTGCTCGGCTGGGACTTCGGACTGACTCCGGCCTGCGTCGCCGTCCAACTCTCGCCGGCCGGGCAACTGCGGATTCTGCGGGAGTGGGTCTGCGACGATGGTGGGCTGCGACAGTTCGCCGACCTGACCGTCAAGCCGTCGCTGACCAACGAGTTCCCAGGCATGACCCTGCAAAGCTGGTGCGATCCGGCCGGTGCCCAGCGCAGTCAGGTCGACGAAGCCACTTGCGTCGCCGAACTGTCCAGGGTAGGAATCCCGACCACCATTGCCCCGACTAACCAGTTCCAGGTTCGGCGTCAGGCGGTCCTCAACTTCCTGACCAGGTTGAGCGAGGGGCAGCCAGGCCTGATCGTCGATCCGCGCTGCACCATGATCCGCAAGGGCTTCGGCGGCGGGTACATGCTCAAGCGCATGCCGGTGGCCGGCGATGCCGCCCAAGAGCGATTCCGCGACGAGCCCGAAAAGAACGCCTACAGCCATCCGGCCGAGGCCCTGCAGTACGCCGTCCTCGGTGTCAGCAGCGAGTATCACGCGCTGATCGAGACACGCCAGGGCGTCTACCGCCCGGAGTCCTCCCGCCGCAGCGCCTTCGTCTGACCACCGCCTCCCGCCAAGCCCTCCCGGCAGAAATCCCGACAGCTATTTTCAGCCCATGAGCCGCAACGGCTTACGCTATTCAGCACGGCTGAGCTCAAAGTCATCATAGATGAATTCGGCGTGATGTTGGCTTAGTGGTATCCCTAGCATCGCGGACCACCACCCCGGCACTTTAGCCTTTCCTGCCGGGGTGGTGGGTCCCCCAATGGGACACCATAGCGGCCATGCCACTGCTGACTGCAGCCTCAGCCGACCAGCTTGCAGAGCGCGACGCTCAGCGCGCCATGGAAGTGGACCAGTCCCGCCTGGTGGACGAACTGGCCGG